GTATTACCTATGGTATCTTTAGTTTAGCCGATTACTATCATATTATTATAAAATAAGACGACTACCTAAGAGACGGATATTAAGTTTTCGGGCCGGTTCGGGCCGGGCAGGGAGGCATGAAGGGTTCTGCGGGGAAGTACCTTCTAGAGCATAAATAATCTATATATGATGAACAAGGACACACATCTTCTTTTTGAAGCCTATAAGAAAGTAAATGAAGCGTTTGAGTATTTCGGTGCTAAAGCTTCAAAAAGTGATAACAATGAATCACACGATAGTGATGAATGCGGTAAAGGTTGTACATGCGGTGAATGTGAAAAGTGTACACCTGAGTATGTAGAGAAACATGTTAATAAAGAAGAAGCTGGTGAAGAATCAAAGAAGAGTAAGCATTCACAATCTCACTACCATGGTGCAGCTAAAGTAGTTCATCACGCTCTTAAGGATAAACATAGTGATGAAGAGTTAGCTGATCATATGAAGAAGCATATGAAGAAGATTTACGGTGATGATTACGATGAAAAGAAAGCTGAACACGCTGTAAAGAAGGCTCTTGGAACAAAGACAAAAGCTGAAGATGACGAAAATGAAGATGATGAAGCTGAGAGTACCAAGCATCCTGATAAGAAACTTTCCGATCGTGATGAAAAAGGATCTAAGAGAGATACTACACAGGATTGGGAATTGAGCAACAAGAAGGATTAATATGAATAAAGACAATCATCTTATTTTTGAAAGCTATTTCAATAAGTTTTTTAAAACAAATACTCTTGAAAACGAAAACGCCGGAGATGCTCACGGTGTAGATCCAAAGGATGCAGCTGAGTACGATAAAGCAAGAGCTGAGATTAGTTATGAGAAGTATCCATTCTGGGACGCGTATCATGCTGTAAAAGAAGGTGCTTGGACGGAAGAAGACTTCGTACAATGGGCTCGTTCAGTTTGGTCAGATGGTGCAAATGATGCTCATCATGAAGGAGAGGAAGTATCAGAAACCAAACACGTCTTTACTAAGGTAGAGAAGGCTGCTGAAAAGTCAGGCTATTCAAAGAAAGCTGCTGAAAAGATTGCTGGAGCTGCTAAGGCAAAGTATGGTGAAGATAATGAATCATCACCAGCTGGTTGGTTAACTGAATATATTGGTTCATTCAAGAGAGCCTTTGCAGACGTAGAAGGTATTGGTTATGGTGGAGATGGTGTATCTGATGAGCAGTTTGCAGCTGCAGCAGATCAAATCATCGGACCTGAATGGGGCGATGAAGCACCAAAGGCTAAGCAAGCATTTATCTATCTTCTAAAAGGATTTTACGGTAAGGGTATTCAAGATTCCTAATCATGAATAAAGATACACATCTTATCTTTGAAGCCTATAAAAAGAGACTTACAGAGAGCGATATCCCAAGACTCTCACCTGGTGTTGATAAGGAGATAAGATATACACATAGTAAGGATGGTAGCGCAAGCAGTCCTTATGTACAGTATGTTTTAAATGGTACAGGAAAGAGTGTTTATTTTTATTATGATGCACAAGGTAATTTTGAGAGAGGTTTAATTAAGGGTAATGATGGTTCTGGAATGAATTTACATCCTTTTAGAAAAGAAGATATTGAGAATATTGCTAATGAAAATAAATTACAACCTGAAGAATTTTATAAAGCAATTGAAGATGGTAGTAACAAAGTAAAGATGCATCATTCTTCTGCCGAAGCTAATGAAGTACCAGATGGTGCTGATAATGGTGAAGATGAAATAGATACAAATGGTGATGAAGAAGCAACACCAGGTTTCCTTTAAGTTATAATAGTAGCATTAATAGCATATAGCTTGTATTATAGTGCTATGATCGTAAAGACGCTAATAAGAGATGCATCTGGAATGATTATGGCGTTATCGTTTATGTCATGTTATTTTCCGCAAATTTTACGCATTATAAAAACTAAAAGTTCTTCTGATGTGTCACCTACTATGATTATTCTTGGTCTTGTAGGGTATATTACCGGGTTAATCTACATGTATACCAATGTATTTGGTCTTTGGTGGTTCTTTAACTATACTACCGGTATAGTTAGTTCTTCAGTATTACTTTACTACTGGTTTAAACATAGGAAAGACTAAGGAGCCCTTTGTCTCGCTTGTTTTTACTATCTAAAACATAAATATATGTGAGATGATACCATTTAAAGAATTTTTAGTAGAAGCATATGCAAAAGCAGGTTTTGAATATGAAGCAAAAATAGCTAATATTTTAAAAAAGAAAGGTCTAATGCCAAAGAATGCTAAAGTAGCAGGTTCGTCAGGATCTGATGCTGACGCAACAATTAGAGGCTGTTCCCTTGAAATCAAGTTAAACAAGGCTGCAGGATTTGGTCAGGCTGAATTAAAATTTGTAGATGGTGTATGGCAATTTAGTCCGCAAACAGAAAAGAAATACCCTGCTACAGTAAAAGTATTAACTGACGCCGGGATGTTAGATAGAATCAAAACCGAATGGGGTACGCCGACAGGTGATTATAATACAGATTTGAAGGCAATGGGTAACAAGTATATAGAGAATTTGCCTACAGATACAGTTGCAGCACACTACGCTAGTGATAGATCTACACCTTATATACAAATTGGTGGATTTGGTCTATACAAATTGACAGAAAGTGATCCATGTAAGCTCGGTGCACCTTTATTTGTACCTAAAGTTTATGCACGTGCACGTGTTAAATATAGAACAAGTACAAGCTATGGTTTTTTAGTTATGCTCGGTGTTCGTAGTATAAACAGTGTATCAAACTTTGATATAGAATCACCGAGCTTTCCTGCGCCTACAACAGATAAATAATATTATGCTCAGAGATGCTAGAACTATTGCTGATTTATATTTAGAGAATGCTGCTACGGCTGCAGCGAGCATTATACCTAAAACACCAGCTCAGCAATCTGCAGTAATATCCGGTCAGACACCTGCAGCAGGTGTTGCAACCGGCGGTGGTAATCCACAGCTCAAGCCACTTCCACAAGCTAATGAAGAAAAGTCTTTACCTGCTAAGCATTGGGTAAAGGTAGAAAAAATTGTTAAAGATGATGTCAAAGAAGTAGAGAATTTAGCACATGAAATTGCTATGCTTGTTCATTCCTGCTGTGATAATCCTGATGTAGTGTCAAAGGTAATGAGTAAGATTTTTAAGAAGCATAGAGCTTGGACAAGAAAGAAGTAGGATCTTGCCTACTTAAATAGTGCGTATATTTTAATTAAATATATGTACATGACCTCTAAAAAAGAAGAAGGGGTAGATGCGGATCACGATCGCAAACATACCATTTTAGTTACAGCAAATATGGTGCTCGATATCTTTTTGGCATCAGAGAAAGAAACAAATAAAACAAAAAAGAAAGCGTTGTATGATAATGCTGTGTTTTTATCTCAACACCTTAATACATACTTACCGTTAAAGAAGAGTCAATATATTATTCAGTAATATATTTCTCTATTAGTTCTTCAGCGACTGTAATAATTCTTTCTTTAGAGTCATCAAATCTATAGGCCTTACAAATAGGACATACAGGTATTTCCTCGCCTAGTAAAGTATCACAGCCTTCACATACTTTATACCCAAACCAAAAACGCTTAACTGATTCGAGAATATCTCCCTTTTGTGTAGCAGTATGGAACATAATTTATATAAATACTTATGATATATGCAAAAGGACATCTATGCAATCTATGAAGCTTATATAGTTGAAGGACAAGGTCCATATGCGCAATCCTCTGTACAAATGCCTGGTGCTAGACCAAGAGTAGGGTCGGATCCCACTAACGGTGGTGGTAATAACGATATAAGTCCAACTACTGCAGCAGGTGCAAGATTACCTATAAATGATCTTGGCGGTGGTACACCTACAGCACGAGATCAAGCTGAAGAAACTATAACAAAAGAACATAGGACGCTTGAATTAAAAATTAAAAAATTAATTGAATTATGTCATAGGGCAGATTATGAGGGCATAATTATTGATTGCATGAATATTAGTGCGCTCGCTAATGCAGCAAAAAAAGCAAAAGAAAAGAAAAAATAATTGAAATATTAATAATGCAGTATAATATATCTGCATGTCTTCAACGCTTCATTGGCACAATATCTATAACGGATTAGATCTCCTTTGTAAAGATCTTAAAAGAAATAATTATATTCCTGATGCTATTGTCGGTGTCGGCCGCGGTGGATTAATTCCAGCAACATTAATGGCTTATAAGTTTAACGTTAAACCGTTGTTTAATTATACTATTCAAAGTTATAGTGATGAAAATTTACAGACTAATGATTTCGTTGTTTATCAGGAGCCAGGGGTAGATATTTGTAACTACAAAAATAAAAATGTACTCGTAGTAGATGATCTTTCAGATACAGGCGATACACTCTTGCATATTGTTGATAAGCTTAAGCATCAATTTTTTCTTCAGCATATTAAAGTTGCTGCACTTGCTATAAAAACTGATACTAAGTTTAGACCTGATTATTATGTTCAGGAATACCCATCAGATACTTGGCTTACTTTTCCTTGGGAGACTGGCGACTTTGTCGTTTAATACGTCTAGCCTTTTTAAGCTGTTTTAAGTTAGGTAGAAGATCACCATCAAGTTCTGTATTTGCTTCACCGGGTAGAATAGCTTTCGTGGTACCTTGACCTAAACTTCTACCCGTGGCAGATATAGAGCGCCCCGGTTTAGGTGCTACATTGAATCCTTCAAGTAATCTTTTTACTAAAGTATCATAGATCATAAAGTAATTTCACTATAATGATTGTGGACCAATTGCACCGGATGCAGGTGCATATAACGTCGAATTTCCTTGATACGGATAATTACCATCAGCAGTTCCTGTATCCCAGTCGACCTTTATACCGAGAAGTTGTATATTGTTAGGGAACGTATCACTAGGTATTTCTGCGTTACTGAAAGATGTCCAAGATGTGTTGTTAGTAAATCCGTTACCTGGGCGATAGACAACAAATCTACAAAGATCTCCACGATGAACCTCATATAGAGGTGCAAATGATTTAGCTCCGAATTGTACTTTATTAACCGTGAATGGATTTACAACAAGATCAGATAATGATGTAACATATGTATCATCAACGCTTAAGAAATTACCTTGACCGAGTACAGCTGATGCAATACTCCATGTAACTGATGATAGCGATGAATATGGTGTTTCATTTAAGCCTGTAATACGTGCCCAACCAGGTCGTACAGTACCATGAACATTATTGAAACCTGCATTACCTGCGAGCAATACACCAGAAAGTGCGCTTGTGTAAGGTATACGTAAGATATTTGTACCCTTACCACCGATATTTTTAAATGCAGTATTAGGATGCGGATACCACTGTGAAGGAGTTAATCCTACAAGGTTTAGCCCGTTAAATTGTGTAACTATACCCTGTGTTGGCATAGGCAAAGCTGCTGCATATGGCACCTTTGTTTTACCGACTGCGGTAAATTTACCAGTGAAATATATAGCTGATAGAGAGTTTACAGGTGCATTAGGGTTATTCACTTCATGACAATCAATGCCAGTAACTTCCTTATTAAATGCTGGAAACCATGATTGTATAATCTGAGGTGCATCTGGGCTTGTATATGTAGAATTACCTCCGGCGCCAGTAGTAAAGAGTTGATTACCACTTAAAACATTATTTGTATTTTGTGTTAAACCGACTTGGAAGCCTGTTGTATCTAGTGCAATAACGCAATTACATGGTGTGTATAGTGTTTGATTTTGTTGACGCTGTGATGTAAATGTTGTAAAATTACCGCCAATGTAGACATTATAATCAGTTGAATAAGCATTATGTGTAACAACATTAACAGGACCATTGAATACTGCATTAAATCTTGTGAGATTACCATCAGCGCCCCCTAGTGCTGTATTACCAATCCAGTGTGTTGTTAAGTAGTGGTAAAGATAATTTTCGCTTGTTTGGATTGATGTTTTAGCCCAATGATTGCCACCTGCATATAAAATATAACCACCTGAAATATTAGGTATAATATCTAAGCAGTTAATAGGGTATTTATATACTGTTTGAGGTGATGTTGTTCCTGGTGTATATAATTGATTAGCAATATTCTTTGTAAAATCTTGGTCAATAGAGCCAATTGGTAATGTATCAATACTATTTCCTGTATGACTGGTTGAATTAAGCTTAATGCGTGTTAACCCAACACAACCTGTAATAGGATATGTATCTGTTGAACGGCCACATTGAGTAAAATTACCTGCTATATACATGAAGTCACCTGCAGATGCTAACGATGTGATTGTTGCAGGTACATCGTTATATGTTCTAAATGTATAACCACTTAAATTGTAGTTGTTGGTAGTATCAAAAATAGCAAAACTTGTAGATGGTTGTTGATTACGCGGCAACCAACAACCACCAACACATAGTAAGTTACTACCATAGTTATTTGTAAATGGTGTAATTTGTCTTACACTATGACCCGGTGTTCCTTGTGTAAGCCCGTAACCGAACGCTGAATTAAGAACACTAAGCCCTGCAGTCCCTGTTGAAGCTGATAATGTTATTACACTACCAATATTACCGAGTATACCCCCCGCATTTGCACCACCTAAAAGATCAACTACAGCAATACCATACCGTACTGTTCCTTGATTGAGAGCTGTTGTCTGGCCAAAGTTATGGAAATTACCGCCCAGCCAAAGTCTTGTACCACCTGATAAATACATACAGTTAATTGTCGCAGGCCAATCAGCTAATATTGTATGTGTATCGTACGTTATAGTAGTTACTAACTGTGCTGGTACATATATAGGACTTAACCAAGTCTTAGATATTACAAAGTTAAGACCACCAACAAAACCACCACCTACCCAATTACTTGTTGTTCTAGAAGTAGTCCATTTATAATCATGCCAGTAACTTGGAAATAAAGGCCCACGAACAGGCTTATTATAATAGCCCGCTTGATTTATTCTAAAATCTGCTGAAAGTGCGCTATTTGATGCAAAAACTGTAACATACGATCCACCTAGGCTTGTAGTAGTCCAATATAATGTCACTTCAGGTGGATTACCAGTTTTTGCTACGGTCTCAAAAGAGATCGCAGGCATACTCGACACAGATGCAGGTGATGTTACATACGGTACATTGAGTACATTAATAGATGTACCGTCACCGGCGTTAATACCAATCGCACTTACAGTTGAGGAATAATGTAAATTTGTCGCAGGTATAAACTCAATCGAATTACTTGTACTGATTGCATATGAACCTGAGTTTGGGTTTTTATTATAAACAATACCGTCGCCTGCTTCAATATTTGGTGTAGAGTCAATTACAACAGCACTAACGGTTTGACCGTTACTTTGTACAGTCGGTACGGTTGTAAAAGTTATATTTTGACCTGCACTTAACCCAATTACGTTGAGTCCTGTACCATTTGCGGTACCAAGAAATTGATAGTTATTCGGACCAGTCGAAAATGTTAGATCTGTTACCGAGCTTAACGAGCTTGTAAAATTACCTTTAACGCTATTTGCAGGAGCATATTGAAAATTAATATTTGTAATACCTGTACTTGAAGTGCCGGCAGTTAAAGTAATTTGATTATTGATAATAGATACTGTAGTATTATCAGCTGCTGTCGGATTAATGTGAATACCGCTAACACCTTGATTAGCGAGATTTATTTGTGAATTTATACTATAATTAAATTCAGTAGGATTGAGTGTTACGTTTCTAGCAATAACATACAGTTGACTTGCTTTGGGACTACCATTAGGTGTAGCACTTAAAGCATATACAATGTTTGTAGCTGTTTCGTAAACAATATCACCTATTTGTGCAGCAGATAATCCTCGAAAAGCAGCCGCATCAAGACCTGAATTATTATAATTTGTACCTCCAACAACCTGTGTATATGCGCCAATGTTTATATTACCTGCAATATTACCACCGGGTGTAATACCATCACCTACGAATAATCTTTTTGAATCGGTTGTTAGACCGGGTTCACCGGCAGCAAGAAGTGTGGTTTGTCTTGAGGCATCATTTCCTCTTCTAAACAAAATCTGTGTTATATTTGACATAATAATACGGTAAAGTTATTTATAATAAAGTATTGTATTGCTAGATACATAAATACTTAAAATATTTATGAAAGTATTATATTCTGCAGTAGTCTCAGGTAAGAATAGAATTAATGTATTCAACATTGTTAAAGGTATTAAGAGTTATACTATATCTCTAGGAAATGTAGAAATTGTAAATGGACCTGTGGTAACACATGATAAGATGACTGTAGTTATAAAAGATTGTAACGGTAATTTATATGGTAAAGTATATACTTTACCAAAAGGTATTCTTTCATATTCTTTTCAAATTAAATAATTAATATGAATGCAGAAATAAGCTTTCGTAATGATGTAGAAAAATTAAAGCAAGACGTACACAGTCTTTATAAAACCGTATATCAAGGCAACGGTACACCGTCTTTAACTAATCAAGTTGTGCAACTTAATGAAAGGTTAGATTCCTTAGAAGAGAGAATAATAGCTAATATCGAATCAATTGATACTGAGATGTCTTTAAAATTTGATAACATTACCACGGTTGTTAACGAACGATTTAATAATATTTCTTATCAAATTTCACATGAATTTGAACGTACAAAAATAAAAGAAGCTGGTGGTCATCAACTAAAAGCAAATTTAGCATCTGCAGGTATAGCTACAATTACAGCGCTCATTGTACTTTTTGCATCACACTTTCTTGAACTTACACGCGTAGCTGTGCCACATTAGTTGATTTAACTATTCATAACAGTATAATACTGCTTATGAATTTAATAGATGTTGATTTAGCTTCTGAACCTCTTAAACCGACAAATTGTAATTTTATTGCTGATAAAAATTACCCGTTTTGTATTTTAGGTTTTCAGCTAAAAAACGCTTATGATCAACAACGATTACAATTTAAAAAGAGATATAATATTTTTGACTATGTTCACATCTTACCCGATAGTAATGCAACTCCTTTGTTTTTTAGAGGCATTAGTGTAATACCTACACAAACTATTAATACTTTGTTTAAGCAACTTGAAGCATTTAATACATCTCTTACTGAATTACCTCTTAAAAGATATGAACATGTGTTGTCAGAATACAGATTAACGTGTAAGGATTGTTATGGTTCTTTGCAACGTGGTGTCTACCCTATTGATGGGGAGTGTATTAATCTCATTACCAATAATCATATAGATCTTAATGATTTATACGCTAATGCTTTTGATACTGATAATGTACCGTTATTTCAGTCATGTGGTTATTTTACCGTTTACATTCTTAGTAATAAGAGCATTTATAGAACAGGTACAGATAAAATAGTATTAAACTTTCAAAAAAATATTTAAAAAGCTATAAGTAAAATTGAAGGAGCAGATCGTAATCTTACTAGGGGCGGGTCGGCGGGAACTTTAATAAAGTTACTAGTAAGCATTTATCTGCTCTTTTTTTATAAATATATATGTGACACTTGTGATAGAAAATACTCTTCTTTATAAGAAGTATCAGGAAGAAAGAGAACACATATTAAAGAATAAGTGGTATATGTCCGAACGTAGAGGTTATGATGTTGGTTATGAAAAAGCTCTTCTTGATTGGCTTCTTAATAAGAAAGAATATTTAAAACTTAAATCTTAATAGGTCCAAGACCTGTATTTTTTAATGTCGATACATCACCTGTAACAGCACCTACTATACCACCAGCAGCTCCAGATCCACCTTGTAAAGCAGATAGGAATGATGTAAATTTCTGTTTAATGTTTGTTATATCCTGATCGGTTGAGAAGCCATGTGGTTCAGACTTTGTCGGTACATTACCGTTTTGCATCTGTGCAGCAAATTCAGCTCTATGGAAGGCGTGAGCTGGAGCATCACCTTCATTGTGAGTATGGCTATGAGGATTATTAACAATGCTATCTGGATGACCGCCGGCGCCTAAAACCATCATAGGTGATTGTGTTGAAGCCTTATCACCAGGGTTACCAGAAGCTGCTGTAAGAATTTGTTGTACTTTATCATTTGGTAAACCACGTAAGGACATAACTTTCGATGGTTTAGATGTACCGACTGCCGTCTTCATCTTCGGTGAACCTCCATTACCTTCAGGTCCTGTGCCGTACATACTAAATCCGGATGAATATATCATTACAGGACCTGTTGTAACACACGGAGCCGTACCAACATAACCAATAGTTACACCTGTTGGTATATATCCGATTGCAGCTGTACCAGATGTAGGATAAGACGGATCCTGTGGTGCCCAAGCTACCTCTGTACCTGGATCTGTATATCCCATATATACATATTTCGCCGTATCCGGTCTTAACTGACCATCCTGTAGTTTACCAACTGTATCCATTGGTACGGCGATACCGACGGTAGAGTCAGCTCGAGCACGTCCTGTAACCTTAGTCTGATCAGTAACGCGCTTTATTTGTGTAGTAGAAGTTGAGAGCGCTGTAAGATTACCTTCAACAAATATACCACCTTTAACGATAAGATTACCGGTAATACCAACACTACTATCCATTAGGATCTGTTCATTATTGCGTTGACGGATACTGACTATATCACCTATTAGGTTTAATCTACTACCGCCATCAATATTGACTTCATTAGCACTACCAATATTAACTTGTTCGGCGGCAATATTGGCCATAGCACCAGAGATATTAACAACACCGTAAGACTTAAGATTAAGACCGCCGGCACCAACTAAAACATTATAACGGTTACAAACATTAAGTGTATATGTACCGCCAGGTAAGTCATCAACTTGAACCTGTTCAACAAGAGGTGTTGGTCGCTGAACAGTTACAGGCATATACGGTGTAATCGCCACAAAAGCAGGCGACATTTTACCTATAGGATCTACTCTAATAGCTCCCCAATCATTCATTACCATACCGATTGTCTCGATCTTATGTTTGGTAACTTCAATGATTTCAGACCCACCCGGGCCCATTTGTGCTTCAATTTGTGCTAGCTTTGGCAGAACCTGTTTATAAAGCTGTATGAGATTTTTCTTTTGCGGTTCGACAGCCCATGCACCATGGAATGAGCTAGGACTATATCCGGGCTTGAGTGTGATAGAAGGATTGTTAGCTAAACCTGAATTAAAAGGTGATGCAGGATTACAAACCGGGCATGGTACACCGCCTATAGTACCACTCATTTGTACAAGAGTCTTACCTTGTTGATCGGTTATTGTTTTATTATTTTCTATGATTTGATGAACAGAGAAAATTCCTGTTACAAGTTTTGATAATTGATTACCAAAAGAGAGAGACGGTTCAATACCTTTATCAGTAATTGTGTGACCGAAGGAACTATCAGCAAATGAACTTGAATAGCCTGGTGCCTTGGAAACAATACTATATGCTTCAGGGCCAAAAGTGTTGTTAAGTGCTAATACACTTTGTTCATTTGCCGAGCAGAGTGGACACAAATACGGTGTACCGTTTTTTTCTTGTCCTTTACCATTTAATTTAATTATGGTATTATCTATACCCTTAATACCTATTACACCTTTTGTTCTCTGTATATCAAAAAGTTGTTTGATATTAGGAATACCAACAGACTCCATTGTACTCTTCCACTGCTTATATAAACTAAATTGTAAATTACCAACTTTACGATAATGATCACCAACAATAACATTATCAAAGTCACGTTGCGTATATTCATTTCTACCACCACGAACAGTTAAAAACTCATCACCGAGAACCAACTTCTGATCGTTACCGGTGGCAAGTTCAATATTTGTTTGATTGTTAAATTCTTTAAATGAACCTGAGTAATGAGTGAGCTTAACCGCCTCACGCATATCAGTATTATTAAAACTAAGAGTACCACCTTTTTGATTTATAACGTATTTATTTCTGTACGTACGTACATTAATATCGTTTACATCATCTTTTTTAATGTTTTCATACGTACCTGGATAATCAATACCCGGGTTACCGGAACTAGCTCCAGTGATTGTCGTCCAATCATTAGCACCGTATGATAAACCAAATACTACAGGTTTAAGTGGATCTCCCTCATTAAAGAAAACCCAAACGTGTGCACCAACGTTTAAAATAGGAAAAGATCCTTTCGCACTATTACTATACGCTTCAGGTGTATAATCATAGCTATATTTGTTTACGTTATTAACGTTTGTTAATTGAGGATTATTAAAAGCATCACTTAATTTACTATAAGCAACATCATAAACATTACCTGGCTTTTCACCAATATTATCTAAATTTTGTGTATGCGGATATGCTTCAAGTGGTCCCTGTGCTGTTGTGTAATCAAGATTATTTGAATCACTAACAGAACCATAGCCGGTCGTTGCATTATAGCGACCGGAAGAGCCGCCACCGGCAAGAGGTGCTGCCATTTCAGCCCAAGGCAAAATCGCTTTGAGATCATCTAAAACAGCTGTTAGATCACCTGTACCCGCAGGTTGTGTAGTAGTACCAGTAACTGTATTAAGAACTGTTGAAAGCGCGTTAGGATTAAGAGAGGAAATATTACCAATAAAATTAAAGTTCTTATCTTTATTAATTTCATTCCATTTTTTATAAACAGTCGGTGAAATATGCGGTACAAAGACTTTGACTCTCCCTCTATATTGCGGGTCATTGTTCTGCAATACTATTCCTACATAATTGCCGTAATATTTTGGAAAATCCATACTTGATATACGATTATTTACATGTATTATATTGTTATGCTAGTAAAGGTCTCACACGAATCTCCTATTTCCATTTTACAGGAATCTGTTAATTACAATGATTTTGACTATGCTTTGGTGCATTTATTCGAATCTCATCCATCTTATTACCGATATTTTAAGGCAGCTCGTGAAATTTATAATCGAGAAGTACTATTAGATAATTCTATTTTTGAGCTCGGTCATGCTTTTGATTCAGATAAGTTTTTAGATGCGGCTATTGATCTTAAGCCGAATATGTTTATTGTTCCTGACGTTCTTGAAAATAGCTATCTAACGATTGATAGTTTTGAGAGATGGCAGAGAGAGGATCGGATTAATAAAGTAAAGGATGTTTGTATAACAAAAGCAATTGGTGCTGTTCAAGGTACGGCTTGGCAAGAACTAATTGATTGTTATAAATTTATGTCTGATAATGCTGACATGATTGCTATTAGTTTTGACTTTTCGTATTACGAAGTAACAGGCGAAGGTAAGACAAAGCTAGATCGTTGGTGCACTGGTCGTCAGCGGTTTATTAGTCAGCTCATTGAGAAAGGTATTTGGAATTGGGATAAGCCTCATCATCTTTTAGGTTGCTCTTTAGCTAAAGAATTCAGGTATTATGTCAATCATAATATTCACAATATTGTGAGTTGTGATACTAGTAATCCAATTGTTGCAGCTATTCATGGAATGAAGTATGATGCAGATTATGGTCTTCCTACTAAACCATCTACAAAGCTTGCCGATCTCATTGATCATCGAGTGACAAAAGATGAGATGGAAATTATTGAATACAATACTAAAATGTTTAAAAAGATTCTATGCAGATAGGAAACAGACCATGGATTGCCTTTTTTAGTCAGAGTGGACAAGCCATTTATAATATTAAAACATTTTTTAATAGACAACCTGATGCGATTATTACAAATCGCCAGGATGACGAGGGATTGTTTTTACCTTTAAAAAATGATAAAGATGACGGTGAGCTTAACTGGATAGTTCTGCCAAAGAATCCGACAGTAAAAGATTATAAGAAAGCTTTAAAGAAATTTAAAAATCCTATTATTACACTAAATGGATATCTTCGTATTATGCCAGAAGAAATCTGTAAGAAATATGAGATATATAATCTTCATCCTGGACTTATTACTCAGTATCCAGAGCTCAAAGGCAAGGACCCACAAACAAGAGCGATTGAAGCCAAGCATCGCTATATTGGATGTGTTATACATAGAGTGACACCGGTAGTAGATGATGGTGAGATTTTAATGGCAAACGCTATTGATACTGCTATACTAAATGGAGATGAAGAGCGTATGTACGCAAACCTTGCATCAATGGCGTATGTAATGTGGTACGACTTTTTTAATAATTTTAAACAATATGAGTATAGACGAAATCGTAAAAACAATTGAAACTCAGTATCCAGCAACATGTGCTGAGTTTAAAAAGATTCAACAAGAACACTATCTTACATTCTGTAAGAAGCAATTTGATTACGGTCCAGGTAATATTTCACTCGGTTCTTCTCTTAATACAGCAGAAGAGAGAAAGGCTTCAATTTCAGCAATTGTTGTAAGACTTAATGATAAATTACAGCGTTTGATTAATCTCGTACTTAGAAAGAATAGTCTTGAGTCAGCAAACGAATCAGTCTTTGATGCATTTCTTGATGCCTCTGTTTATAGCATTATTGCAGAGATTGTTAATCGTGGCAAATGGGCGAAGTAATAATATACTAATAATATGTTAATAAGTTTTTCAGGTGTTCAGTCTAGTGGTAAAAGTACGTTATTGAAAGCTTGTCAAGAGTATTACGGTGATCGTTTTGAATTTGTAGAAGAAGTTACAAGACTAGTAAAGCGTGAGTTTAATGTTCCGATTAATGAAGAAGGTACAGGTCTAACTCAATGCTTGATCATTAATAAACATATTGAGAATGTACTGAGATTTAGGGAGACAAAGGGAGCTATATTTGACCGCTGTATTCTTGATGGAGTTTGTTATACCGGGTATCTCCATCTAGAAGGTACTGTACCTGCATGGGTTTTTGATTTTAGTAAGCATGTATTTGAGAAGCTTATTACAATGTATGATGTTATATTCTATACTGACCCGTATGATATTGAGTTAATTGATGATGGAGAGAGAAGTATGAATAAGGATTTTCGATTTAATATGATTACGACATTTGAACATGTAATAAAGAGATATGATTATTTGTTGAAAGATAAGATTGTAAAACTAAAAGGAACAGTTGAAGAACGAATGGAAGCTATTAAAATAAAATTACAATAATTATGTCAAACTCCACATCACGCGTATTCGGAAAAGAACCTCATAGACAACCAACACCTCAGCCTCAGGTTCAGGCTAGTATGAATGACTTCGCATCCAAGTCTCTTGGTTCCTCGGCATCATATGCTATTTATACAGAACAATTCGACCCGTCACTTCTTAATCCAATGCCGAGAGTTCTTGCTCGTCAGGACCACGGTATTATTGGTAATGAGTTTGTAGGTGGTGATGTATGGCATTGCCATGAAGCTACTTTTCTTCTTAACAACGGCTACCCAATCGCTGGTACTCTTAAGATCACATATCCTTCGAGTTCTGAGTTTATGGTGGAGTCAAAGTCTGCTAAGCTTTATCTTAATTCATTTGATATGTGTAAGATGGGTGAGACACCTGCAGAGGCAATTGCTAACTATGAGCAGCAGATCGCTAATGATCTTGCTAAAGTATTGCAGACACGAGTAGATGTTGTATTCTTCCCGTCAGGTGGTGACAAGTATGGTAAGCTTCCTCTTGATGAAGAGTATAGAGATCTTTATTGGGAGCTCCTTGATATTGCTAAAGATGTTGAGATTACTGATTATTTATCTAATACCGATCATCTTAAGTTTGTTAAGCTTCATCCTGAAGATAATGAGAAGGTATCATCAAAGTATTTTACCAATGCCTTGAGATCACGATGCCGTCATACAAAGCAGAAGGACACCGGTGCAGCTTATATTCATATTGTCTCTAAGAACGGTATGGCAGTTGATCCTGTTTCGCTCTTTAAGCAAATTGTTTCTCTAAGAGAAGTTAATGAATTTCACGAGTTCTGTGCTGAAAAACTCTACAAGAGTATTATGAGTCATCCTGATGTGGAGGATTGTTGTGTGACGCTTCTATATTCACGACGTGGATCTCTTGATATTAATCCAGTAAGAGCAAGTAAACCCGAATTGCTTCCAAGCAATCTTATTGATGCTAATACATATACCATTAAGGCAATGGGTCAGTAATCATTTAAAATAAATTAAACACACAAAAAAAGCGCACCTAGGTGCGCTTTTTTATTTTTTAATATTGTGAATGTATTATCCGCGGTAAGCTACTAAGCGTGAATGACCGGCTGTAGTACGAACAGCGTTTGGTGAATTTGATGAATTTTCACCAGGGTTTGTAGAAGCAAAGAAGAAATTGTCTAATGTTGAATTTTTTGTCGGATCGAAGTTAATTGCAGATGAATTACCAGAGAGATACAACACAGTATTTGTTAAATTAACGTTATCTGCATCATTTGATACAGGGAAGTTAATTGCAAATGTAACTGTTGAAACAGTAGTATTAATCGTTGAACTTACTAAGGAACCAATATAGTTAACTGTTGAGGGAATAGTTGAAGCTGAACTCAAAGTAAGATAGATACTAGTAGGTGTAGTAGCACTTAATGCACTTAATGACGGAGCAAATACTGTTTGAATGTAAAGCTTTGAATCATCATCAGAGAGATAATTTCCTAATGTAGTACCGCTAATATTAAGTCCAATAACTGCACTTACACCAGAAGTGCCGGAAGAGAAGGTATAAAGTGGAAGTGTAGCTGTTAATGGTGTAACAGTAAGAAGTGTTTCGTATGCCATATACTAATATTTATTCTTCATAGCTACCTTTTTTTACACATATATAAAAGGGAAAACCCGGTCTTTCGACCGGGTTTTCGTTGTGACCTTTTGATCTGAATACTTCTTAGAAGTAGACGGACTGAGTGGCAGGTGTGAAGGCCTGGCCAAGACCCTGAAGGATGATGACGTGGTAATAAAGATTTGCACCGAAGATGTTGTCGACCACACCGTAACGGGTGAGGAGACCAACACGTGGTGAGAAATCGTTAGGACCGATAGTTCTCTGAACCATAACTGGGATGTATGGACAGTAGATGATACCTGTATCATAGAATTCAGGACCCTTGTAGCCGAGGAGGGCGTAGTCAAGACGCTTTGTACGTGTGTAATTACCACCGGCACTGTTGCCAGGGAAGCCGTTTGCACCGGCAAGATTGCCGCCGAAACTAGCTTCGTACTGAGCTTCAGTACGGGTATCACGATAGACGTTAAAACGACCTGCAAGACTTCCAACCTTTGCAACACCAACGGGCTGTGTATTGACATTACCCTGTACAGGTGCCCACTGGAATTCAGGGAGCATCTCAAGGATAGCGCAAACGCGAGGTGTACCAACGATGAAGTTAGCTGCACCACGACGGTTACGTACGGCAATACGATTAGCCTCGATGATGAGGCGCTGATAGAAGTCACGATTACGCTCAACAAGCCAACGACCATCAGCGGAAGCTGGTGACCAGACTGAGAACCCAGCACCGAAACCGGCGTTTAGAGCTGTCTGAACCATGCGGATGATCATTTCACGGTCGATTTCGGCCTGAAGCTCATACGACATAGCGTTTGTGAGCTCAGTATCGATATCGATACCATTCATGTTCTTAAGATCCTGCTCAAGCTCGACAGACCAGCGAGCTGCGAGACGGCGTGTACCGGCTTCAACTGCTGTCTTTTCGAACGAAACAACGATCTGAGGAATATTGCTTGTTAACTCAAACTGACTGAGGAGCTGGGCAACACCTTGATCTTGCGCCATCATTGGGAAATAGCTTGTACTATCACCAGAAAGTGCTGCCGAAGAAGCACCTGTGAAGCGTGAATCTAGATATTGATAACCAAGTTCCTTACTGTCAGAAGTCAAGGCTGCAGTACTTGTGTACTGGTTCGCGGCACCTGTGAGGGAACCATCAATACCAGTATTGTTACCCCAACCAAGAGCTTGACCATCGTACTTATAACGAAGTGCGAAGGCGAGACCTACTGGACCACTCATTGGCTGAACACCAACGATTTCGTTAGTGATCAACTCAGGGAATGTACGTCTAATCATCGGAATGAGGATCTTAGGAAGACGAGCATCGCCAGGAGCATATGCAGCGTCGTTCTGTGATGGGAACTGATTGCCGTATGAACCGGGTTGTGATGCGTACGCTGTCTGGCCGTTTACTGAGATACTTGCAGCTCCGTAATTAGAACCACCAAAGTTACTAAAGGAACTAGATGAACCACCAGCAAGGTCACCAGCAGCTGCTTCAAAGCACCAGCGCTCTTGGTTTTCAAGAAGGATGGCGGTATTGAGGCGTGTGTGATCGTCTTCGATTGCTGCAACGTTGTCTGAAGTATAGTTAAGAACTGGGTTCCACTTCTCAAGCAACGCATTAGCACGATTTACATCGATGTAAGACTGTGAGGGACGAATATTTGACATAATTGTAAAATTTCTTTCTTTTTGTCGACCTTATTTTCTATTTAGGGATAAAAAAATCCCTCAACAAGAAAAGGAAAAACTTTTTCCTTTAAATCCGTATAAATTAATATTTGCCGAGCTCGGACATGTAGACGTTGAATAACGGAGCGTCTGTATTTTGTTGTGGAGCTGCAGCGGATTCCTCGATGACTGGACGATCAACTGTAGATGCTACAGTTTCAACGATCGCCTCATTCATGAGGTTGTTGAGTCGCTCTTCTTCGGTCTTTTCATATAAACCGAGAGTGTAATCAAAGTTTTCAGCGATGAATTTTGCTGACTTATTAGCAAGCATTTTCTTCATGTATCTCTGCTTGTCTTCATCGAGAGAAGAAACCTTCTGCTCGAGAACAAGAGCTGATTTTACTTTGTTTAGTTCCTCGGTTAATGAGGAGACACGCTTATTAGCGACTTCAAGCTGTCCAGCAGCTTCATCAATTCTGGTCTTACCATCTACAACCGCATCGCGGATTGACTCCTGAGCGAGTGCCATATCAACTGAAAGCATGTTACGAATATCAGCTAATACTGAAATTGCACGCTTGTTGTTTACAGCCTCCTGGATTTGGACAGTAGGTACCTTTTCTTCAAGATAGAGATCAAGATAATTGCTTACCTGTTCTACTAATGTATCTTTGAAATTATTTGCTTCAGCGGTAAGAGCAGCTTCATACTTCTCAACTACCATCTTAAGCTTGTTAGCGCGATCAGTGTCTAAAGCCTTAACAACCTTGTTAAGCTTAGCTGTATGGTCGGCATCGATAGCTTCGAGAAGAGTCTCGAGCTTCTTACTATAATCTTCATCCTGTTCATTAAGAGCTTTCTCAACGTGGAGAGCTACTTTTTCATTTACTGAAGCTTCAAACGCCGCCTGAATTTCATTCAGTACGTCCTCTGTGAGGATATCTTTTGTTGCTTCCTTAAGAACTTGAGAGATGTTTTTTTCCATATAAATTATTTATTGTAGGCCTTGCTGATTGAGCGCTTTAATTTACCCTCAACTACGCCTTGTAAATATTTATTGGCAGCGGAGTAATTTTTTTGAGATAATGCCTTAATAAAGTTAGTAATCTGTGTAGATTCGTGAGAAAGACCGGCTTTTCTACGACGTTCGTTTTCTCTTGCATAGGCTGCCTGACACTTAGGACAATCACAAGATGGACTCCAGGAATGTGATTTTGCTTCAGCATCTTCATCATGACAACCACATTTACAACCTGTAGGATGTTGTACACAATCGGTGCACTTACAATCTTCAGGATGTGTACCCTCTTCACCAGCCTCTGAAGCTGCTTCAATTTGATCTTCTGGGTTAGAAGAGTTGAGAGCTGCTTTTGCTGCTTGTGTCTTCTTTACAATAAACTCTTTTTTAGCGTTTACAATATCCTCCGATCGACTTGCGGGATTAGCCTTAAGGCCTAAAACTTTTTTTGCTGCTGCAATTTCTTCTGGTGATGGCATAAAATTATTTATAGTTTAGATAGGAAAGAAAGTATCTGATTCTTAAGAAAACTTGCTACATCATGACGTGGAAGATTCTTCAAATTATTAGCAAATTGCTCGTAAACTTCTTCGTAACGACCGTCTTGAGCGAGTACAAATTGCTTTGATTCAAGAATACCGTTAACAAAAGCTCTTGGACAGGAAGGATCGGCAACACAGTCGACAGCAATAAGACGCATTTCGTTTACACGGTTGATACCATTTGATTGCTCTTCTAATTGACCGAGGGCACGACTTGACATACCTACTTTAACACCGTCGTTAATAAGTGAACGAACAATTTGTCCTGTTGGTGTAGAAAGAACTACTGACTCACCCCAAATTGTTTTACCGTCTTTACGTAAGGAAGTAACCATGTGACATGCTCTTTCGAGATCTACTTCAGCTGAAGCTGGATGATTTAATTCACCGAGTGCTCTCTTTGTTTCAACCATTTCACGGTTATAACGATCTACTTCACGAGCCATATCTGATTCTGTATAGATACGTTGATTCTTATTAACCATCTCACATTCCATGTATGGGCCCTTAATGATGAGCTTGGATTGACCTTTTAGGTTCTTCTGCTCTTCAATATATTCGAACTGTTCTTCAGGAGCAGGTGTTTCAACTAGTAGGCGTAATGACATATTAAAATTATTTATGGTTCGACTTATTATTTATCTAGTTATGCCTAATTCTCCCTCAGTCAAGATAAGAAATTCATAACCATGTTTGGAACACCATTGTTTAGCCGCCGTCCATTTTGCCTGATTTTGTGCGTATCTTATGGTTTCATACACCATAGTTGACTGTCTTTTCTTACCTTTTACCGGTGGTTTGGTTTGTGCACTAGGTTTAATTTCAACAATATACTTCTTTATACCTGTGGTTTCTTTTATAGCAATAATACCATCTGTATAGTAACGATGAACCTTACCATCGACAGGACTTACGTAAGGAATGATCACAGCTTCAGATGCCCATTCTACTACATTAGCGTTATCATCACAGAAACGAAAAAATTTTAATTCCCACGAACTTAAATATCGAATTGGCTTTTGTCCAATATATTTTAAAGGGTTTTTTGGATTAAAAAAACCTTGTTTAAATTTTCCTCCATTAGATGGTAGCGGTAGTGTCATGTTTTTTTATTGTGTCTAATAATTGATGAATAGTAATATTACTATGTAGAGATTTTTTACAGTTGTCTCTAGCAGGCAGCATTTGCAGATTCCAAACAGATGAAATTATGCTAGCGGGTATATTATATAAATATCCTTCATATACGCTTAGTTTATGATCGAGATGATAGTAGTGAGTCGATCGCTTTAAATTTTCAGGATTAATAATATCTTTATATTTTGTATAAGTTATACTAGTTAATCTATCAACTTCTTTACGATATAATTGATAATTATCTGCAGTTATCTGTCTCTCTGTTGCCATCTCGCTTAGGTATTTTGTAAACATTTTACGTATTTCAGTTTTTGTATAATTGTTGGTTACTAGCATTGTTTTATTTTTAAGTAACCAGGATTTATATTCACCTCGACGCATTAAATAAACATGATCTCGTTGTTGTTGTGTAGATTTTCTCCACCATTCAAACATACCGGTACAGAGTAGTTTATCTATTTTCTCCTGCCTTTCAGCTCCTGTGTATTTATTAAGCCACCCGTACCTATCTCGTCTCTGTTCTACAGTAAGCTCGCTTGCTTTCCTTTTTAGAGTATTGCTTATCTTATTAGCAATTTTTTGTTTTTGTCCATTTAATTCACGTTGATGCCAAATTTTTTTAGCGTTATGTGTGACTTTATTAGTAAAAGTTGCATATTTTATATTGTCTTGCTTTAGTTGTTGTCTATGTAATATACCACCACAAGTATGTGAACATGTTGGTTTATAGCCCTTATTTAAATTTATCCATTGTGTCTCTTTGTTGCAGATCTTACATAAACCGTCCTGCCCTGTCTTTATGTACTGATTAAAATATTGCTTTGAATCTAATGAATGCTTATTACGCACATGGTGTGATAAACTGCTTATAGTTTTAACGGTTAAATCACATATTTTACACTTTATCACGGTGTATATATTTAAGGTTAAGAGATAATTTTCTCTAAGGTTAGGAGAAAAAATTATCCAATAAAGAATTGAGGTGGTGCACCGTCGCCCATACCAGTAGAAGCACCAGTGTATAACTGTTGCTCCAAAGCGTCCTTTTCTTTTAATCCTTGAGTTAGTAAGTCATTAAAATTAATTGACCCACCACCGAACATGGTTGTCCCTGTGTATTTACCACGTACATTACCAACGGCGATTTTTGATAAAGCTAATGCATATTGATATACCCATTGTTCTTTTATAAGATCACGTAATGGACGTTCTACATAACACGGCATTACACCCCAGAACTTACTACCAGAACCAGGGGTACGTGGAGGTGGGTAAAATACTAAGAGCTGTGTTCTTGGATCAAAAACGTACGAACGTCTAGTAGCTAACATCTTTTCGCGTACACCTAACCAATTCTTAAGTGTATACCAACTAATTAGATCGAAGCCATAATTACCCATCGAGTAACTAAAATAGGTCTGCTGTGCTAATGTTTGCTCGATAGTAAAAAGCGTATTAACACCATCAGATGAACCTTCTTCAAAACTTGTTACGTCTATAACTTTTCTATATGACATTGCATCATAATCAAAACTATTAACGTATTGAGACTGATCATTACTTGATGGTGTAAAGAGACCTGCAACAGAACTATTAAAGTTTATAACACTTAAGTAGTTTGTCGTAGTTAAAATTTGATTTGCAAATATTCCTGCTGCATATGTTGAAGATAAGAGCGGTGAAGTGCTAAAGAAGCTTCCAGGAATAGAAGAATTACAAGCATATACTGTCGTCGTCGGCTTATCTATTCTACTAAATTCAGGTGTAATACTGAACAAGTCATCGAGCTTTATACCAACACCATCTTTATATAAATCTGAGTTGAATACGAGATACTCCTCTGTATAGCCTGCGTATTTTGCAAACATTTCACAAGCAATTGATATAAATTCGAATAATTGATCTTGGTGAATTTCAATATTAATCATTGGCGCACCAAGCGTGCGTGTAATTCTATCACCTAATCTTGAAAATGAATTTATCTTGCTAGATAAATTTGTGCTTTGAAAAGCTGAAATTGGTGTAATAGCTGAACAATCCATATAGATTATTTAAGCTTAGGCAGGCGGTGCTTCGCCACCACCGGCTGGCGGTGCTTCGGCACCTGGTGCACCAGCTTCAGCTCCTGGAGCTGTCTCTGTCGGAGCAGGACCAAACGCAGGTGGTGTACCTGCTGGAGCTCCGCCTCCTCCTCCGCCTCCAAGCTCTCCAGGCGCACCTGCTGCACCACCTGTTAACGCACCCATTTCACGCCAATCAGGTCCATTACTCTCTATTTGAGCGAGCTCCCACATAAGTTCTTTATCCTTACGTAAGAATTCACGGTTTGCCATAACATCTGTGTCATTCCACCCGAGATAGCGCTTCTGAGCATATGTTTTTGATACATAATCACTTTGTGTGATATTATTAAAGTTTTCTGCTTTAAGTTGGAATTTCTGATTTTCTCTTAATTCATAGAAGTTTGTCGGAACATTAAAATGAAGGTCAATATTTGAATCCCTAAGCTTCATTTCATCAAATAACCCTTTAAGCTTAATGTGAGTCAAGAAACCATTTTTAAGACCACCAGCAAACCGTTGTTGTTGACGAATAATGAATCTCGCAAACTTTAATTCTTCACGAAGAATATCTGTACCATCCTTAAACGTATCATCAGGGTTTAATCTGTTAGAAGGAACCTTTAGTGACTTGTAGAGTTTCTTAACAAAATACATTAAGTCAGTTAACTCACCAAGGTTAGCACCGCCAGGAAGTTGAGTAACTGTAGTGCCTTCAGATCCTGCTCTCTTAGCAAACCAAAAACTATCTAACATTGACTGCGGGTTAAACTGCTGAACAGTAGCACCTTGATTGGCATCGTAGTTACGCTTTGACCAGTAATTGGTCATAAGCTTACGGAGATAAGCTTCAGCCTTTGGTCCGTTCATACTACCGACATCAACATTAAAGACGAGACGTTCAGGAGCACGTACAAGACGATAGATAACAATAGCGTCCTCAATAAGACTTAACTGACGATAAGCTCTACGTGCATTTTCAATAAACGGTAAACGTAGAGTCTTATTTTCATTCCAAATACCGGAGTTGATATATGTTATCTGATTAATATCCATCGGGATAAGTTCAGTCTTTGCAATCTTACCAGGATTCTTTGCATCAAAAACAGGTTTACGTAAGAGATAACCCTTAACAATCATGTTTTGTACATTTTCAAAAATTGGATCAATTACATCAGAAGGAACTGTTACTACACCGAGAATTCCTTCTTTTGGATATTTTTTATGAATAATATGCTCCCAGAATAACTCAGCATCGACGAGAAGTTGACGAATATATTCCCATCCACGATTTTCAAAATCAAAGTAACCTATATATTTTTGAAATTCGCGCTTTAATTTTGTTTTTTGTGAATCAGATAAATCAACATCTACAAATCGTAATTTTACGATCTCACCGTGTTCATCTTTATTAATAAATTCATCACAAATTTCATCCAATGCGTCAGCAACTTCAGAGAAAGCTGCCATAACGCGGTAATCCATTAATCTACGCCCTTTATCCGGCTGGATATTGGCGTACATAAAATCATGGTAATCTTTATTTTGGAGGATGTTTGCGTACTGATCGTCCGTCGTTGATATTGAAGAGGATATGGACTGACGAACAAGAGCGCCTTGTTTATCTGATCCCTTTTGATAGAAAAGAGCGTACTTCGGATTTAATTCGTTAATTTTATCCGCAGCATTATATGTTTGATAAGGAAGTTTTGCTGATACATACTTCATCAGCTCTCTTCCAAATGTGCTCTCTCTATTTTGGTCCATGGGTTATATTTTATTTATAAAAAATTTAAGTTAATGCTATCTGTATAGCAGAAGTAAATAAGCTCAAACCTTTTGTAAGTTCATAGCTAATAATATTTTGCATAATACCACCATCATTGCTCCACAGACTGTATGAATCTTGACTCGATAATAATGTTGTTTGTGTATCTGACCAATTTATAACGTTATCGTAGAATGTCCCATCTTGTATATTATTGTATGTATAGAACTTGTAATAATTAGAAATATTGATACCTGTAACATCATTAGGTACTATAAGACCCCAACCCCAATCCGGTGTATATGTCGAAAGTGGAGCATAAAAAACATTATTAGATGATAAAAGAGATATGTAATTACTACTAATGTTATTGACAAGTGTATAATTACCAGAAAATGTCTCGTAAGCTATAATTGGTTGACCTGCAAATACAATACCTGAAAGTACACTTATTTGTGTACCAAGATTCGGTCCGATAGAGCGATCTGTATATAGCTGTATGTTATTATTAAAATTGGTATTATAGGTATTTGGTGCGCCTCTAAGTTTTTGTTGTTTGATTGATAATATATCAACCAAGCGTCTTAGCTGTGGTGGGTAACTATAATTATATTGTTCAAATTGTATAGACAATTCATTACAAAATGACAATAATGCATCGACATTAGATGTGTCGATATCCGCTCTATTACTTACAAAATTTGCGATTTTTTCGTATACGGTTTTACCGAGTTCATATGGATATGCATTTGCATCACCAACAATGGTACCAAGAAACCCTGTAAAGAAATTGTCGTAATCTAATAACGGTTCTTGAAAACGTAAAGATTTATAGAATCCTGCAGCATCCCAATTTTCATTTACTTTAGCAATATTATATTGACCGGCTGTTGTATATATGCTAAATGTATTTGATGTACCTGTAAGTGTTGCAGTATTACCAGATAATGGATCAACTACAACAAGTGACGCTGTTAGAGCACAACTTAGTGCAGTACTCTGTGATGTAAAATAACCTTTATAAAAGCTGCCTAATTGTTGTACAGCTCCAGGTGTTATGAAGTCTTCTACAAAAGTAACACCCGGTAGTGGATATGTATTACCATTTTGATCGTAATATATTATACCTGTCTGCACGTTATTAGCTGTTAGGCCAATTGCGTTTGTATTAGCAGTTGAGGAAGATAGAGGCGGGTAAAATTTTGTTGTAAAGTTATTAGCATCCTTAAGGGTTATAACATATGGAATTTGTGTGTTTTGCCAACAAATGCTTGGTATATTAAAAATTGATGAAACAGAATTAGCTAATGTACCTTCACCGGTAATACCTGTTGTCGATATTGCAAGTTGTGTAGCCGGTGAATAGTACGAAGAACCACGCAATACTTCAAAAACAGCTGGTGCTAAATTTTGATAACCTATTATAGGATAATCGACATAATTAAATAAATTTGTTCGTTGAGTGAACAGGTCATTGAATTTAGATGAGTCTATGGTTGCAAAAAGAAAGATAGGTGAGCCGCTTAGGGTAATAATATCTTTAATAGAATCATCAGAATAGTAAATTTGACAATAACCGGAAGTTCCAGCAATTGTTGCACCCGGGTCATTTGGACCACAAGTTTGTAATTGATTGTTTTTAATATTAGCGTATATTACTGTTTGTATTGTTGATAGAGAATCAACATTTACGTACTGTACTGTGTTAAATAAGTTCTCAATAGCAAAAAATTGATTAAGTGTTCGTAAATGTGACCACTTATTACTGTAGTAATCTGTAGCAGTTATATAGTCACCGCCTGCACCTGATGCATAAAAATTAATAGTATAACCTGTAGCACTTAAAGCAGGGTAGGACTGCCAGCTATTAAATGTATTAACAGTAAACGGTCCCATTATTTTAGCGCTGAGTACCTGAGCACTTAAGCTAACAGATTGTGCGCTCAGAGAGCTTAGGGGGTAGTTTTGCCAAGTTAAAGTAGTTGGTACGAAGTCATAAACATTTATTGTAGGGTTATATGAACTATCATATGCATTTCCATAACCATCATAAATCGTTAATGTGACGTTATAGCTACCAGGCCATTGATATACATGACTTGCAGTAAGTTCTGTAGAGAATGATCCATCTCCAAAATCCCAGTGTATGAGAGTATTAGAAAAAATTTGTGCTGAAGAGAGAAGTGTAGATGTTGTAAAATCAGGTACAAAATTAAGCGGTGTAATATCTAAGGTGTATGTACTAAGAGAGGTATTACCTGTATAGTCATAGATATTAAACTGTATATTGTTATACTGTATGTTATACGACATTTTATGCTGTTACGAGAGATTGAATTGTAGGTGTAACGACAGAAATTTTATTAATAAAATTTGCAGCGTTATTTAAGTATGGAAATTTAAAATATGGTAGCTGTGTGTCTTGATTAACAATAGTAATATCGTTGTAAGGATATACTGGATTGTATACAACAAAATTAATACCAGGAACACTGTATGTAGTTCCATCTGATAGTGTTGCAACTGTTTGTATATTTGTAATACCACCAAGCTGTAAAATTTGACTTGTTAAATTATTGATACTAAGCAATAAGCCAAGATTGTCATTTGTAGTAGCAAAATAATTTGTAATTATATTCGATACTTGGAGTGCGAGAGTTTTAGCGTTTTGCTTAGCTGTCGGAGATCTTGTAATTACAAGTTTTGTTGTTTGTGCAATCGACGGAGTAAGCGTCTGATTAGGTATATTTACACCTAAATCAACCTCCATATAAACTGGATCATTCATAACAACTTCTGTTGTTACTAATTGTGTATCCTGTACACTATTAAGTATGAGTTGTTTTTGTGATGAATTAAGATAGTTTATACGTGTAGTAGCTGACGTTGTTTTGCTCAAGTTAGGTACTGCATATATGTAAATATTGTTAAAGTTAGTAGAGTCTGCAAACTTAACTTGATTGAATAATACACGTGATTGTGTATTAGGTGATGTTACACCGAGATCAAAATAATATTTTAGATGACCTTGAATATAATCCCAGTTATTGACTACGCGACATGAAGCAACAATATTAGTATAATTACTCTTAACAAATGTTTGATAATCACTTGCTGTAACTAATCTATATTGAGATTGAAATGTACTGCTTGAATTAGTGCGAATACTATCAACACTTTCTACATCCTTAAAAGGTGTCGAAGGGTCATTGTTTGATAGAGTTATATTTGTAACTTGAGTCGGTGTAAGTAGATTTAAATTAGCAGGTGTAGTATCTGTTTGTATTGCATTAAATTGCGGTGTACTATAGAGAAAAATTTTACTATTATTGAGTAAGTTAGTACCAATTTCACCTTTTGTGCCATCAGATTGTAGATAGTAAATAGCTACCTGATCACCAGGATTGAGTTGTTGCCCTGTAATATTATTACCGAACTTAATTTCATATCGACCGTTTTCATTTAATCGAATTTCGTAAGCTGTAGCATTTGAATGCTCTAAAAATAATGATTGTACTGACGACCATTTAACCCATGTAGGTGTTGCAATAGTGTTATTCTTTACGTAGACGTCGATTGTAAAGTGATCTATGATTACGTTGTTGCCACTTGAATCAACTGCAGCTACTGTAAGTATTTCAAACGGAGCTCCAGTTGCTGTATAAAGCGGGTACTCAATATACTTACCTTGATAAAGAACAGCATTACTTTCAAAATCTGTTAGCTCTTCGGTACTGCCTGTATTTTTTGAAAATGTGATGTCTGTGTTAAACGAAAATGTGGTGCCGTTAGCAGATACATAACTGTATCTCGGTAGTGTATACAATCCTGCAGCAATAGAAGAATTACCAGTAGCTTGAAATGATAATACACTAGTTTGTGCACCAATAGGCTTGTAGCCAATTAGTTTAACAATTTTATTAATATTATCGTATAATTCTGCGGTCGTAAACGTAGCTTCTGCACCTGTACGATTCAGATAAAAAAGTAAAACGTGATATGAATACGCAATAATATCAATTATCGATGATAGATTGCTGCCCTCATAGTTTTGATCTGTAATAATATTATTAGCATTGAGTCTATTGATAATGAGACTCTTAAGACTTAGAGCGTCAAAAGCTGCATAACCATCGATTGGTAAGTTATAATCGTTGAATTGGTTTTGTGGCTGCTGAGGAGATGGTAAAGCAGCAATAGCAGCTGTTGTAAGTGGTGTTGCCATAATTATGTGTTAATATAAAATCCTGAATTACTTAATGTACCGGCTATTTGGAAGCTAGTACTGTTCAATGTAGGTACGCTTATATTAAGCGTAATAAAAAACGAATTACTATCAGGTTGTGCTATAACTTGTATAAGGTTAATTTGTACGCGTGGTTCAAAAGTTGTAATACCTTTTTGTATTTCTTGGCCGATTAGATACGCTGTATCTTCATCGCATGGTTGAAATAGATATTGAGCTAAATTAAGTCCGAAATATGGATTAAGAATTTTTTGACCAGGAATTGTAAGAAACATATTAACTATTGAATTTCTAATAGCACCGAGATCGTAATCTACGAGAACATCAGTAATTTCATATTTACGTTGAAGCTCGTGATTAACTAAGTATTGATATTGTAAATCTAAATGGAGATCTGAATATGTAAATCCTTTTGTTAAAACTGGTGCCTTAGTTAAGGATGTCAATTTAATAGCCACATTATTATTTATAGATACCCTATTCCTTTAAAAACTAAACACCGCGGCATAAATAAATATGATGAAGAAAAAGTTCTTAAAACTCTATGAGAGCACCATGGATCGTTTAAACCGCGGTGGATACCTAGTTGGCGACATTGTTAAGTTCAAAGACGATGCACATACTCATGATTTTTATACAAATTGCTCTGATGAAATTCGTAAGAAAATTAAAGAATTCATGGAAGATGGTTGTAATTTACGTGTAAAGAACATTTCTAATGTTTATCCTGCAGTTCTCGGTGCAGGTAATACTGATGATGCTGGTTCTGTTAATATTGAAGTTTGTAGAGAAACAGCTCCCGGTCGTTTTGATCAATCAGGTATTTTAGTACACCCTGACATC